GCAGAGCACCACACTCCACATAAGCTGGCAGTGTGCGACAGCTAGACAACCCAGATAATCCTTCACCCTAATCACAAAGTCAGTTTAAGGCATAGCCTCTAAATAAGCTTCCCAATGGGCGAACCCTGGTCCAAGGCCTAAATAGATACAACAATATTTTCGAAAAGGCAGACATAATACCTGTTAAATCCCGGGCATAACCCCTGGAGGAAACGGAAGCCATATCGCACAGAGTCTCATCCAAACTCATGTGTCATTGGTACACAGCAATGCTGCGAAACAAGATTGATAACCTCATCGTCTTGAACACTTACGGGGTTCAAATCGCGGCCTTCATAGGCTAAAGAATAGAACTCAAAGAGGTGTAGGTAGATGGAAAGATCGTCACAAGCATGACCGTCTGTGTGACGGTCGTTGTAACGCCTGAGAAATTGAAAGTAATACTGGACGACGCACCTGTAGAGGTGACGTAGTAAATATACTGTGCTAGGTTAGAGGCACCATTAATGATGCTGTTAGCCAACGTAACAGAGCAATTCGTGACAACCGTTGTAGGATTGCCAACAATTCCAGTACCACCGATCTCAATCTCCACCCTATAAAAGGCTTGTATCGGAAAGTTCAACTGAGTTCCGCCGGTAACGACGCAACCCAACTGACCATTGCCAATAAAATTGGCGTTCATCCCTGTGAAAGGGGAACTACGTGTAGCAGTTATAGTAGAAAATTGATCTACTATAGCCGAAGCCACGCCAATGGAGCCTACGGTAGGAGAGAAGAATGAGAAACGATATTTCACAAAGATTTTCCCAAACCTTAGTGCAGTACCACCCCCGTCAGTTGTAGCAATGTACAAATTGCCACAGCTGTTATTACGATTGTATGAATTCGCCCCAGTGAAGACAACATACTTCTTAGGGCCGACCGCCATCGCGAGGATGGGGTCAACCTTAATACTGAGTTGGTTCCAACAGGGACCGTCTGCAACAGTCGTATACGAGAGCATACTCTGCTCACTCGTAGGAGCAGTGTCATTAGGATCATAGTCAAAAACCATCTGTACAGATCCGAGAGTGGAAGTGGGACATCGCGGTTCATAAATGAATTCGCAAGATTCCAAAACAAACTCATCCCAGCCTCTGGCCTCATCGGCCAACCAAGGGAAGGATACAATATTACCGGGAGATAAAGCCCAGTTGTTATTAATATTGTTGAACTGCAGAAGGTTCCAGACCTGAGTGCCCGCGTCAGCGACGTTGGCAACAAACTCACAATGCTCGATGGTGAGTTTTCCTCCGGTTCTAGTGATAATCGGATTCGTTTGACGGAAAGTTGATCCGATTGCGACAGGTGCGAAGCTTGTTGAGGCTTCGGGCCTGGCCTTGGCTCTAGCGCGGCTCTTTGCCACCGCTTGAGCAGAAGGTCTTTGAGGAACGACAGGCGGCTTGGCCGCTGTGTTCTTTTGTCCTTTTGCATTGGGCATTCCTGAGATAGAATACGGTAAATGCAGCTACGTTCGTAGTATGGGATCCCTGACGAACAACAGGGACTATTCATCCTATAACAACCACAACTCATGTGGAAGCGCCGTGTAGTCTCTCGGCATTTTGTTTAGCACGTAAGTATTTACGTCGACAGAGGGCCAACGACCATATCGACAACGTTTTGGGCTATTACATTATAGAACCCCACCTGGACAAGTTTAACGACCTTCCGGGTCAGGTGCCATCTATCCATAGATGTCACCTCCGTAGCCACAATGGGATCGAAACGTTTCCGAATAATCCCCCGAGGGTTGGTTAAACAGATGGCCAAACTTAGGCACATTTGTAAAACGAATCCTCCCAATGGGTGGACACGCAGGCGCGCCTACTACAAAGAGTTGCGCTCGCCAATACCTGCAGAGTCCCTCCGCCGATATAGGGGAGAGGCGATGCTCGGGCTTCAACACTTGCATAAAGACCTTTGGGTCATTACGCGTAGTGAATTCCTCCGGCTTCGCAGACGCACGGGCCGCATAAGAGATCCTGCCCATCCAGGAGTCCTCCGACTCCGAAAAGGAAATCTCATGCTCCTGGGGAACATAATCCCCAGCGATCATTCGAGGTTTTAATAACGCGCTTTGCATGCCAGTTGCGCGTAATTTAACAGAGCTATTCATGCGATAAAGCATAAGCTCCGGGTCAGCAACAAATCGGGAAGCCATCACCCGTTGTGCACGTGTTATCTCAAAGTTCTCCGGCGCGAGATCAATGTCAACACCATACCCCCCCAAATGGACCGGAAGATACCAGTTCGGCTGGAACCAGCAACCCTTCCAATCATCCTCCCAGCGACGAAAAGCAGCGGGAATGGCCGAAGCGCTCCATGGGCAGAGCTTCGCCATTTTCGAGAGATCTCGACCGATCATCTCGGGAGTCACCATAGACTCACCTGCAGCCTTGCGTGCCTTAATATTATTGCCCTTAACGAGCCGTAAATTAAGGTAACCACGTCTCTGCATCACGCCGTCCTTACGAATAAACACTTGCGAATTGATCAAGCAAGTGTCAGGACTGACGTAATTCTTCCCTTGGGAAGTCTTGAAACCCACCTTGGAAGCTATCGACTTAAAGATAGCGATCAAGTCGAGAGGAGCCTTAAAGAGAATGTCATCGCCATTTACTTTGGCAAAGCGCACAATCTTCCTCCCTCGAGCAACACGAGCACACTGCTCAGTGTATAGTGGGGTGCTTTGGCACCACTCCTTAACGGCATGTTTCAAGACGGACAGGTTTATCACACAAAGCATAGGAAAGGAAAGGGTATGTCCCATGAGCTGGCCTTCCTGTATTGGAAGACGAGTCCCACAGAACTCCTCCGAACCATCCTTTGCATCCCGCATAAACTTCAACGTCTCTAGGTTCGGATATATCATCGAACCCGAGTTAAGGGACCACCAAGCGATCTCGCTCAACGGGTGCCAGCTCAACGCTGAAAAACACGAACGTGTAGCATCCCGAAGCAGCAAGTCCGTTGCGGCCTCATAATCTCCCGACACCCAGTACTCCTCCTCAACCTCCTTGTCCATTCGTCGAACGGACTCGGTAAGGTCATCCTCCCGCATCGTACTCCAAACCTGGTTCTTCCACGCGGAGAGCATAGCTCCCTGCAGAGGTTGTAACAATGTCGCAAGATTTCCATCAGAGATAGAAATCCCGCGAATTTTACCTGGTTCGTAAATGAAGACAGCTTTGGTGTCAAAGATTTTCATCTCAGACTCCGTATGCGCCTCTAGGCGCAACTCATCGACGAAACGGCTAACCGAATCATCAAAAGTAGCCTGTCGCCACTCGTCCACACGGTGAACAAGACTGGGCAAACGGCCCAACCTGCTCCCGTTTTTCAGGATGTAACCTTCTCGGTCAGCATCCATGGGCAGATACATACCCAGAGAGCCACCCTCAGCGATGGAACTCTGAATACAAGCGGAAGCGGATGGCATAAAACGCTTATCACCATCACCTGTATTCCGAAATATCGATCGCGCAGTACTTTCAATAGTCCTGGCGATAGACTCCGGCACACTTCCCCGCGGTTCACAAAGACGAGCCATGCTCTTCTTTATAGACTGACGGAGATTCTCCTTAGAAAGCGGCGCCCACATTTGCTTGGCGCCCTTTTGTAGAGAATAGATGAAGGATATGTCACGGTGCGCAAGTGCACGCATGACAGCCTTTTTACACCACCCGGAAAAGAGCTCGCTAGTGTTCCAATCACCACGAACAGGACGTTCGGAATCAAGGAAGCACATAGCGAGGTAAGAGTCAGTCCAATACTTGACATAGGACTGTTCCCTCACATCAGGGGTCTGATGGCTGACTATCCTCTCTGTTGCATCTCGCATAGAGGAAATAAATCTGCCATACTCAATATCGGTGAACAATTCGTCGCGCATACTTCGCCGCGCAACGAAACACCACACCAAACTTTCCACAATCAATCTTGTTGAGGGAATCAAACCCTCCACGCCCGCACAAACCTTAGCGGTCGCGTCGAGAACACATTTCTCGACCGAGATCTTTGGATAAGTAGACCTCGTATCAATACTCTGCATTCTAGCAGCTACTGTACTACCAACAGACGTGTTGGGGTGGCTCCTAGGAGGATCGCGCTTTCGATCCTCGCATTCTGTCACACTGAGTTGTGTGTTCATG